AAGGTGGCTTTTTCTCAACTCTCGCGTCTTTTGCTAAATCAGCTTTAAAAGGCTTAGGCAATTGGGTAGGTAAATACGGGCCCTGGGCCGCTCTTGGCGCTATTGCTACAGGGGGGCTTGGTGCTGTTGCGGTACCTTTAATTGCTAAAGCTCTTAATGCATATAAACAAAGAAACGGTGTTCCATCTGGTAAAGATGATAAGCGTAAAACTACCCCGGCTCCTAGCCCGACTCCGAAACCAAGCCCTGCCCCGGCACCTGCCCCGGCACCTGCTCCGGCACCTGCTCCGGCGCCTGCCCCTGCTCCGGCGCCTGCCCCTGCCCCGGCACCTGCTCCGGCGCCTGCGCCTGCTCCGGCACCAGAGCCAACACCGGTCCCAATTACTTCTGACGAAGCTAAAGAATTACGCGCTCTATTAAAGAAAGGTTTTGATAGAACAGCAGAGGACAATGTAAGAATAAAAGAGCTTTCAGGCAAACCTGGGGTGCCTAAGGATTTAAAACAGATGAATAAAGTAGGGGCAGCGCGTGGAAAAAGAAAAGCACCTGGCACAGCTCTGGAGAATAAATCATTTAAAAATACCTATACAGCTTTATTAGAAGAATTTTATAAAAATTCTAAACCGGTTCCTATTGAAAAAGCAAATGGTTAATGAGTATACAGCAATCAATACTCAATAAAAATAGAAAGGACAAGTTCTTGCTTGTCCTTAACTTACCGGATGTATTAAAAGAAATAAACAAGATAAGCCCGGGAGACAGAAATACTTCCAATTTAAATCTGGATAGTTTACAGTATTCTGTCTATGGCAGTGTCGTACCAACGATTGCAATTCCTGAAGTTGACACTGCATTTGGCGGACAAGCTGTAAAATTTACTAGTTATTCAAGACCCGCTTACGGCGCTGTAACTGTCAATTTCACTGTAGACAACTACTACAGTAACTGGTGGGTACTCTGGAAGTGGCTAAATCTAATTAACGATAGTAAAAACAGTACCTATAATTTTAACGATACCCCGGACCCAAACGGTAACTTAACCACAAGTTATCAATCCAATATATCTGTTTACGGATTAGACGAATACAATAACAAAAAAATACAGTTCGATTATATTGGAGCGTTTATTACAGGCTTAGGGGAAATTAGCTATAATTATAGAGACGGGGAACAGATAGAGTCTTCATTTACATTTGTTTTTGGCCAGCTCGACGTCAAATTGTTATAAAAAAAGGCAAAAATCAAGCCGCGAATTAGTAAATAATAGTATAATCTACTATGGCAAACGTACGTACTATTAATTCCCCAGGTGTAGAAATTCGCGAAATCGATCTATCTACAAGAGCAGTCACTCCAGTTGGCACAAACGTGCTTGTCACAGGTTTTGCTCCACAGGGCCCTACCTATGAAATCGTTGACTTAAACTCTCTTTCTGATTTTGAACAGATTTACGGCACCCCCACTAATCCAGCAGAACGTTATTTTTACTATTCAGTAAGACAGTTACTTACTAATGGCGGTAATCCAACTGTAAAAGTAGCACGTTTACCGTATGGCGCCGAAGGCGGAGAAGGTACTGCGAGTGAATATAGCGCTCTTGCATTCCCGGTCATAGCAATTCCAACAGACACTACAACCTATAGCAATACACAAATGCTTGCAGGTACAATACCTTTAAGCTCTGCTCAAGGCTATTATTTTGGAGAACCTGCTTTAGTAAAATTAACTGAAGATCAGTATCAAACTATTGCTCAAGGTAATTTTACTTGGAAAGCTACTACGGGTAATATCGGTTTAAGTAGCTTTGTAGTTTCAGGGCCTGCGGCTATTAACTCTCTTAGCGCGGCCGGCCTTATTGTTTTAAACAAAGCAAAGACTACAATTAATGAAAAGTTTGAAGGTTATTATCTAAACATTGGTGATAGCTATAGTAATAACCCTGCAACCGATTACGACGATGCGGGACATATCTGGACTGTAGGTTCTTCTTATTTTTCAGATGGCGCATTAGCCTCCCAACAAGGTTATACATTCGTACCTGATACTAGAATTGGCTTTTCATTAAGTGCTGCCTATACAGCAGGTATTAATAGCTTATCTAAGGATGTTGAAGATCTTCCGACCTTTAATATAGCCGCATCTGGTTATAGTGATACTTTAATACTATCTCTCTTTAGAGTACGCCCTTCCCCGTTCTCCCCAACCACCACAACCTTGCAATATGTATTGCAGGAAGGCTATACAGGGTCTCTTTACAGTCAACGTACTGTACAAGACGAAAATGGTGGTCAACCAGTTTCTTTCTACCTTGAAACAAGTATAGATGATAACTCTAATAATTTACAATTACTTGTTAATCCAAATATTTCTCAATCAACTGTATGGCTTGATGCTAACGGTAACTCAACAAAGAGAGTAAGAATCTTTAAAGACAATACTCTTGCAACTATTAACAGTGCGCAGACATCAGATCCTGACTATACTTTCTACGGTCAAGCTTCTGCGTATCTTGCAATTAGAGTACCCTCGTTCAAGCCGGCAAATAACCTATACGCTCTAGGTACATATGCAGCAACTTTACCTGCAAATCAAGATAAAACAATCGGTAACGTAAGCACTAAGCTCGATTACGTTCTTAACTTAGCCGAAAATACTGACGTAGTTGATATTGACCTTGTAGTAGACGGTGGTTTGTCAACAATTCATGCAACTACAGTAGCCGCTGGTACAAGTGCATTCGATGATACAGTAGTAAGCACCCAGCTTCAAACTTATATCAATGCTCTCTCAGCTTCCGATGGCAACCCAGTAACAACAAGCGTATTGCTTAATAACTGGAATACTATTACATCTCAGTTCGAAAGTTTTACAAGAAACCGTCGTAAGGATTGCTTATTCCTATCTGACCCATTACGTCAGATCTTTGTAACTGGTACCAATTACAAGACTCTTGACGATAAGAGCAAAAACTTCTCTCAAAACATTTACTGGCCACTTCGCAACAGCTATACAGCATATAATACAAGTTATGCTACAGCTTATGCAAACTGGGCTAAGATCACTGACATCTTCAGTTCTCAAAGTGTATGGGTACCATTCTCCGGTTATGCTGGAGCAATGATGACCGCAAGTGATGCTGCAACCTACCCTTGGATTGCGCCTGCTGGTTTAACTCGTGGTATAATCAATGGTTTAACCGATCTTGGTGTAAATCCACAGCAAAAACAACGCGACCTACTTTACAAGATCTCTCTTAACCCGGTAGTGTTCTTTCCTAACGAAGGCTATACAGTATTCGGCCAAAAGACCTTACTCAAGGCTCCAAGCGCATTTGACCGTATTAATGTACGTCGTCTATTCTTATTCCTTGAAAAAGCTACATTACGTTCGATGAGATACTTCGTATTCGAGCCTAATACAACTTTTACCCGTAGCCGCGCTGTAAACACATTAGCCCCTCTCTTCGAGTTAGCTAAGAACACACAAGGTCTATACGATTATCTAATTGTATGCAATGAGACTAACAACACTGCTGATATAATCGATGATAACACAATGGTAATCGACATTTACATTAAGCCAGTACGCACAGCAGAGTTTATCTTAGTAAACTTCTACGCTACTAAGACATCTCAAAACTTCAATGAGCTATTACAAGCTTAATAACCTAAGTAATTAAAACACTATGGCACAAACAATCCAAGATTTTTATAGAGTAGCTCAGGCCAGAGGTTTTTCACGTGACTTCATGTTGCGGGTAACCTCTATTGGAGAAGATACATTCACAGAAGATGATTTTGTATATATTACTACAAAGCAGCTTCCAGGCAGAAACATAACCAATCAAGCCGTGCCTTATATGGGCCTTCCTTTTAACGTACCAGGTACAGTAACCTACCCTGGTTCAGAAGGTTGGAATGTGACTTTCCGTAATGACCTTAAAGGTATAATTCGTAAAAAGTTAGAGGATTGGCAAGTTAATAAAGTTTTTGATGATAGTACAAGTATAGGGGATTTATCAGTACGTGGTATAGATAAAGTCATTCAGCTCGAACAGCTTGATGATAAGCAAAATGTAGTTAACACCTATAAGCTATTTGGTGTTTATATACAGGCTATCGGGGCAGTAGAAGGGTATGACTCTGCAGGAGCAGGCGCTCCTACAACCTTTACTTCAGTACTGGCTTACCATTACTGGAGACACGTTTAAGCAATAACCATAGTTAATAAAAAGCCTCACGGGAGTGAGGCTTTTTTATTGTTCCAACATTAAGTATTACAAATGGCCCAGTTACAAGGATACGGTATAAAAGACTTTTACCAAACAGCGGTATCCCGTGGTTTTGCCCGTTCCAATATATTCCGTATAAAAAATATAACCGGGGTATTTAACTCAGAAGATTCTGATTTATTACTTTACGCGCAAGGAGGGTCTATACCTGGAAGAACTATAGCAAGTTCTAAAGTAAGTTTTAAATCATTTGATTTCAACGTTCCTATGGGAGCCAGTTACCCGGAAAACTTAAGCTGGGCGGTAACATTTTATTGTGATCGTCAATTTGTTTTACGAGATATACTTGAAACTTGGAGTCGTAAAATTTTTGATGAACATAAGCATATATCTACTACTGGTCTTTCAGATATTGAATTTACTTTACTAAATGCTTCTAATCGAGGTATAGATGCAAATAACCCAACCTTAAATGAAACTAGAGAGTTAATTGAAATAAGAAACTATAAACTTATAGGCTGCTACCCCACTACCGTCGGGGCTATGAGTTTTAGCGTGGGGGATGCAGGGCAATTAGCTACATGCAACGTTACTATAGCATTTCAATATGTCACTTCAGATAATTCCAATTAAACAATAGTAAGTATATAAAAACATGGCTATAAATCAAACAATTCAGGATTTCTATCAACAAGCTAGCTCCCGTAATTTTTCCAGAGATTTCCAATTGAGAATTACTAGCTTTGTTGTGAATGGTATAGATCAAATTAGAGATGAAGATTTAGTATTTTTAAAAACAGCAACTCTACCCGGTAAGTCTATTGCAGTACAAAACGCTCCTTTTATGGGGTTAAATTTTAATATACCTGGTGCGGTAGCGTATGATGGCTCTAATAGCTGGCAAACAACTTTTTATTGTACCCAAGATTTTAATTTAAGAAGTCTTTTAGAACTATCTATGGGAGATACTTTTGATCAAGAATCTTCTACGGGTAATATGGAACCGAGAGGTTTACAGCAATATAAAATAGTTTTATCATTATTAGATGATAAATTAAACCCAATACGTTCTTATGAGCTTTTAGGCTGCTTTATAACCAATATTGGGGCAATTAATTATAATATGACCGGAAGCGGTGCAATACAAGAAATAACCGCTACTGTCGCATATCAATACTGGATAGCTGAAGGTCTAGGTGGTGGCGGTGTCGCTCGTGGTATTAGAAATACAGGTCAGAACGTCCGTAATATTGGCGGGGTAATTTCTCAAGTAGGTGGTACAATAGGTCGTATTGGTTCTATATTCTCTCAAATAGGCGGTATATTCGGCGGTAGACGCTAAAAATTATTATGCAATTACTCGGGCCGAGAGCCAATAACGATTCTCCTGAATCTGATCTATCTTTATTTCAGCAATTTCTAGCTGACCCGAGTACCACCATACCAATTGATTCTAATTTTATTATTTTTATAGAATCTTTTCCTAACGGGCTTAAAACTTTTAGCGACGATAGAATTTCTGAATTTGAACCAAATAAATGGAGCGTATCTCAAATGGGATCCAAGCTTACTTCAACTTTAGAAGGACCATCTTACAATTATAAATGTTTTTTTGCTAACGGAGTTACTCTACCTAATGAATCTATAGGATCAAAAAGAGTTGGTCTGTCTGAAGAATTTGGAGAGTACGCTGGTGGTGTATTATCTGGAGTGGTCAGTAATGCGCGTAGCTCAAAACAGCCACTACGAGCAACATTTCTAGAAACTACCGATTCATTTATTGATTCGGTATTAAGACCATGGGTTGTTGCAGTTTCTCATTATGGTTTATTTGCTAGAGAGGCAGATTCAAATTATAACGTAAAAACAAATATTAAAGTTTGCCTGTATAATAACCGCGCTAGTAAATCTTCAATAGAGCGTAAAGTTTATACTTTCTTTGATTGTGCCCCTATTAGTTTTGATGAGCAGACGGTCACTTGGGGAGCGAGTGATACGAAGATTGTTGCAACGCAATGGGTATATAACTATTACACGATTAAAACTAGTTCTGGAAGTAGTAATGATACAGCAAGTAATAGACAGGTAAGTTTAACCAATGCTGCGAGTGTAATCCGTAGCAATGCAAGTTCCTTACCAAGCTTTACCGCTAATAATAGAATACCAGGCGTTTAAGGTAGAGACTTTTTTACACTATAGTAAATTAATTAAATGGGATTTACATATAGTGTTAAGCTACCGGGATTTAATAAAACTGTATGGGCTAGAGAAATAAGCTCTAAAGATTATAAAGATTTAATTAAATCCCTTTATAACAACGACGAATCTTCCTTTATACTTCATTCAAATTACGTAGTAGAACAAATAGTACCTGGGATACTTCAAGAAGGCCTTAATGTTGTCGATAAGCTTATATTATTAGTTAATGCTAGAGCAATAAGTGTAAGTCCAGATCTTAAAGTAAAAACTGCTTGTAAGGAAACTAATAGAGAATTTGAATATACTATACAGTTAGATACTATCTTTGATAAACTTAGCGGGCTGCAATATAATTCAGTAACTGAATATAGAAATATAAAGGTTGAGCATTCTATTGTAAAGGCTAGAGATGAAAAGTATTTTCTGGAAAAAGTACCGGAAAATCTTTACATATATCAAATAGCATCTAGCATAGATAGAATAATAACAGATGATAAAGTCTTAGAATTTAATGAACTTTCCTTTGATAAAAGATGTCTTATTGTTGAAAATTTACCTGCTAATTTAAACAATGAAATAATTAAAGCTCTTTACAAGGCTGAGATAGAATTAAGTCAAAATAAATTACTTTTTATAAAATCACCCTTTAGCGAAATCCCGGCTGTAGATATGCCTTTATCAACAGATATAGGTATGTTACTACAAGTAAACAAACTTTTGTTTACTGATGATTTAAATAATCTCTACAAACTTATATACAATCTAGTATCAAAATTACATTTTCAAGGGGAATATATTGATAAGCTAGCCCCAGCAGAATTGTATTTGTATTGGTCTCTGTATTTACAGGAAACTCAACAAGCCGCGGCATCTCAAACCCCTTCAAATAATATTCCAGGGTATGCAGGAACTGAGTTTAACATGAACGGATAGTGGACAAGCTACATCTAAAAT